TGCACCCACCATGCGGTGGCGCTGGTCAGACGGGAAAGAACTGCGGCACCTTCGTCCAACAGGCCAATCGACTTCACAGGGTTGATGTCGTTGTTGGCGTTGCCGGTGCGAAGAACGCTCTTCAGCAGAACTTCGGCCTGGAAGATGTTGCCAGGAGCCACGATCAATTGACGGGGCACCAGACGAATCTTCTTGCCGTTGTTGTCCACAGCTTGGCGAACCTGGATCAGCATCTGTTCCAGAGAAGTTTGCGACAAGTTGGCTGCGGTTGCAAGCTGGTTCGAGAACGTGCCATTTGCGATCGGGTGAGCAGTGTTGACCAGCGACACGCCATCACCACCGGCATAAGCACCACCAGTGAACGAACGGTTCAGGATGTTCGCGCACAGGGTTTCCTTGGTTTCAATCAGCGACTGAGCCAGGTGCTTAGCGTAGGTTTGACCGATTGCAATGTGGTCACCGTCTTCAACCAGGACTTTGGTCAGAGCGAATGCCAGACCGTAGACCTTGTACAGATAACGCTGTTGGAACAGTACGCCACCGGATTGGTAAGTCACCGGTTGACCATCAGGCAGTTCCGGAGCGGCGGGGAAGCCGTACAGAACCGGTTCTTCATGGTAGTTACGCGGAATACCTTTGCGCTCCGTGAAGACCTGCTTCCATTCGTCTGCACGCTGTTCGTACAGGCCGTCGAATTCTTCGTTAAGAATCGGTTCGACGATCGAGCGGAAGTCGGTGGAGCGCATCGGCACTGCGCACATCACCAGACCCGATTTGACCATGAAGCCAAACAGGGCATCGTGCAGCTTATAGGCTACGTCCTTGAAAAAGCCGCTAACTTTCGAGAAAGCGACAGAGATCAGTTTAGTCATGTTCGCTCTCCTTAGTAAGCTGCTTTGTCAGCAACGTTCTGATGCTGAGAAATCTCAACCTGGCAAATCACATAGTTATCACCCCAGGCATTGTCAGGGCCAGGAGTAATACCGATGAGACGCATTTGACCATTCGCAGCAGACGATGCAACGTCGAGCATCACAGCACTGAGGCCAGTGGTCAGCGAACCAGCGGTCACAGTGGTGAAGTCGAATTGCTCGCCGATGTCATCAACGTTGACAGCAGCGTTCGACTGAATCTGATACACGATGTACGGATCGAGAGTGATGTAAGCAACGATATTGGTACCAATATTGCCGCCAACCCACTTATTCGATACGCGACGACGACCATCGCTATCAGTGAACTCGCAACCCATGAAGGTGCCGACGAAATCATCGCCAATTGCGGCCGGAGCCACAACACCAGCGGCAATCTTCACCGGCTGATATTGCAGAATCGTGGTACCGTAATTGTCGGTCATCGTCATGGCTTCAGGGCGAACATAACCACTCGAGTGGTAGATCGGCTGGAGGCCGAAAGGTGCGCTAGTAGAAGACATAGTGTTTCCTTAAATTATGTCATTGACTGCTGCACAACTTACTCATACAGAGTAGGCCGTGCAGAACTATCGCGCAGTGCCTGGTAACCATCTCCCTCGATGAGTTGTCCACCCACCTGCTCGGCTTGCTCACGGAGACTATCAGTCATGGCAGTCAACTTCTCTGCTTCACGATTCGGCGCATGGAAGTGCGCTTCTTGCATGAATGCCTGATAGAGACGCATGGGCAGCTTAAAGGCGACCATCTCGTTGACTCCAATCAATCCTGCGTACTCGCCTGTTTTCAACGTGGCATATTCCCATCCCGGAATATCGGAAGGCTTAATAGGCTCATACCCAAGACGAACACGAGATTGGATAGAGTCTCGAGGATTTGCGGTGGTCAACCAACATGTGTGGTAACCCTCGATCTTAGGAAGATCGGGCAATGCGCTTTGAAAGAACTGCTGTCGAAACATCTCGATGCGGTCTTCGTCGGAAATTTCACGGTTTTCTTGGACATTGCGGTCTTGCATGCCCCTGGAAGCACGTGCCGGATCGACTGCTCGTTTTAGACGTTCATCACTCATTTCTCACTCCTTATCAGCGAGCTGCACTATTATCACGATCCCACTTCGCGTACGCTTTCAGATAGCGTTGCCGCGCAGCAGGGTCATCCCAAACCCCAGCGTCAATCATTGCTTGTTTGCGCTCAGGGGAAATATAAACTTCATTGCGACCGGAACGAGGCGAATCGCCGCGACCGCTGCCAACCGGAGGTCCGCCATTGCTGCTCATCTTCCGCTTGTTCAGCTGTTCCACTCGTCGATCCAGTTCTCGCCAGTACTCCAAACTGTTCGGATTATATCCCTCAGCTGCAAGTGACTGGTCGATCTCGAGAACTTTTTTAGACTTCTCATCGCCGGTCTGCGGGTCGTACCACGGATTCATCTTTACCCAATCTGCTGCCAGTTTAGTGGCCAGATTCGGCGTTGGCATCTGTGATGGGTTTGCAGGCTTAGGCGCAAGCCCTTTGTTTTCAAGCTGCTTTTTGTACACTTGAAGCTGATTTGCTTTTTGCATTGCTTCATCACGAATCCGCATTGCTTTAGCGACATCAGCACCGTTGCCTGCTTCAACTGCTTGAGCAATGATATGCTCAGCGGCACGGACTTCATCAAGTGCATCTTGAATCTTAGAACTAACCGTTGATACGTCATTGGAGAAAGTGCGTTGTTCAACAGTCTGAACACGCTTCATTAGCTCTTCATTTTGTTGACGAAGATATGCTAGTTCAGCTTTGTCACGCTCAATCGCTGCTTTGCGACGTTGTGCACGTTCAGCTTTCTCTTCACGGCGTTTACGACGAAGTTCTTCACGATCTTCATTGTCGGCATCTAGACGAGTATCTTCATGATGGTCATCATCTTCATCTTCGTCTTGATGCTGACTAGATGCATCTTGCGACTCTTTCTTATCTTCTTCCTCAATGGCTACATACTGATCTTTGTCGTCATCGCCATCATCTTCCGACAGATTCTCTACTTTCTTGTTCACATTCAGCTCCTTTCAGCTGTTAGAGGAACGCTCTCATTTTGAGCGGATCACCAGTGATTTGACCTCGAATATCCAAGTCATTGAACATGACAAATTCGATTTCTTCATCACCAAGTTCAACGGTCCAACGATCACCGCCGAATTTCGGCACACGGACAAACTCACCTTCTTTGCACCATGCACCTTCGGGCCACATTTCCATGGTGCCACGATTTCTATAAGCAAGCGGACCGATTGCAACTACACGAGCGACTTGCGTATTGCTCGATTCGGTTTTGCGTGCTTCTTCTGGGATATACAGGCCGCCTTTAGTTTGTGACTTGGCTCGGCGAATTTGTACAACTACACTCGAACCAAACGGACGAATGCCACAATCGACTGCAGGAAATGCATCCTCAATCGACTCATACGACATTTCAAGCGGTTTTTCTAATAGCATTTTCTTCTCCTAATGCTGTTACAGTTGTGAATCCCTATCGTCTTGATCTTTAAGCATACTATCGATCAAGTCGAGCGCTTTTTGCAAACCGGCATAATACCCGATTCGTTGCCCATATGCATACTGGACATTTGTGTCAGGCGATGGTGGTTGCTCTAAAGCAGCTTTGGCAACTATGATTTGTTGCTCTTTTATTTTGCCGATTAGACGTTCAATCACATGCCGCCTTTTTTCGTTTTAGCTTCAAACGATTTCATGCGAGTCAGATCTTTGGCAGCGCCACTCGGTTTTGCAGGAGTCGGTGCCGGATCTTTGCCACTACCTTTGACAGAGGTCGGATAACCTTTGCCCATTGCCATTTGCTTATGCAGATTTACTGCTTCCATGATGCTTCTCCTATTGAGGATTAATGCCATGTCCAGTAGTAAGAGCGATCTTCTCACCAGACTCTACTTCCAGCGCAGCCAATTGCTTAGCTGTTTGGTTGTCTTCTGCATTCATATGAACTTTGGCGTCAATTTCCATCTGAGCTTTGGTGAGTGCTGCTTGTTCACGCATCTTCTCACGTTCAAGTTCAGCTTGTAGACGCTGTATCTCACTTTGAATACGTTGTGCTTCGGTTTGCTGTGCAAGTTGCAGTTTCTGCGTTTCAATTTGTACTTTGGCTTGATCAGCTGCTGCTTTACGTTCAGTCTCAGCTTGCACCAAGCTAAGTGACGGATCTTGTGGCATCGGCGGACGGAACGATTGCAGAAGCTGAATTGCTTGCTCAACAATTTGTGGTATAGCACCAAGCGTCTGTTCTGCTTGCCTGTTCACCAATTGACTTGCAGCGGCCAGCATCTTGTCGAACTCAGCCAGTTCTTCTTTCGATGCGCCTTGCTGTAGCTTACCAATGCTTTGACCTGCGGCTTCGGATGCAACTTCAACTGTATGAGTCACATACCACAACACAACGTGTTCTTTGATGTGGTCCAACAATACAGGCAATGCATCGGCACCAACAAGGCGTGATGCACCAAGAGCCGGGTTCAACATAAAGTCAAGGTGTACTTGCAAGTGAGCTAGATGATCTTGGCTTGGGAATGCAGCGATCGGTCTACGTAGCGTTGCCGACAAGTTCTCATTGACTGCATTCATCTCCTCGACTTCAGGCTTCGGCACAAGCAGTTGTTCGTAATCCTGAATCTTTAGCTGCTTCAAGTACATCTCTTCAACTTTGTACTGGTCGTATAGCGCCGGTTTTGCATCCGCACGCTGCATGACTGCCATGACTTGAGCGAATCGTTGTGTATCCGTAGAGATATTCGGATCGCTCACTGGCATCACATTGACCGGACCTTCAAAGTCCGAACGATATGCAAGCAGTTCGCCTGTCTCATCGTAGATCTCTTCTTCATCAAGGTACATCTTATTGATGCGATAGAGAATCTCTAGCACTCGGCCCATTGCATCATGGATTCGACCATGAATTGCATTGAAGACCACCATGCCTTGCTCAATGCGTGCTAGCGTAGTGCCAACAGGCGTATTTGCATTCGAATCAGCCAGCTCTTCAAATGTAGTGCGAACAACAGTTTCCGATGCATCAACCATAAAGCCCATCAGCTGGAACAACACAGCACTTGGTGGATTAAACGGAAGAGGCATCATCACTTTGCGAATGTCATCTTGGCCAAATGAGCCTTCGATTTCATGCACTTCGGTAGGGTCAATGCGATCTGTTTGACCGCCTGCACCACCTTTGAGTTTGACGAGACCAGGGAAGTTGTTGATATGGCCAGAATCCAGCAATGCACGCAACGCACCAGTTGCCGCTGCACTTAGACCGCCGATCATATGAACAAAGCCGATCGGATAAGCACCACGCCACGGAATCATCGGGAACTCAACCATCCAGAACATCTCTTCCTGGAGTTCGTCGTCTTTTTCCCAGTTGCGGTAAATGGACAGCACACGTTGGCTATTCTTGTCGATGCTAATGATGTACGGTGATACTTCGCCTTCAATGTCATAGAAGACGCAAGTTTCAAACACTGTACGCAAACCATCCGAGTTGTAGATGTCTGCATCACGACCTTCAATCTTGTCGTTTGCTCGTTCGGACTTAGTAGTTTCAGGGACAATCGATACAGTCGGCAAATCAACATCACGATACATGCCTGACTTCACACGTCGCTGATACTCTAGCTTGGTGATGTATTGAACGTGAGTTTTGCGCTCAGCTGTGTAGAAGTTCGTTGCCGCAAATGGCAATAGCACATCATCAACAGACACAAACAACGGTTGTGGCTTTTTGCGCCTTGCATCCCATGTAAGCTTCAGATACTGCACACCAGCAAGAGGCACTTGAGTCGACAGTTGTTCAAGCTCGGCACGGAAGTCCTTCATTTGGCGCGTCATTTGCCAATTCATGAACTTGGTAATACGTTGTGCTTTTTCAAACTTCTCTTTAGTCGGTGTGCCGATGATGCGCTCTTTAGCAGGACCAGCAACCGGAAAGATCTCTTTCATCACACGTGAACTGAAATCCACGCATGCTTTAGTGAGCATTGGGTGAACAACTTTCGATGCGCCTTGAAAGCTCGCACCACCTGGTGCATCATCACCAAGACCAGTGCGCCTCAGTCCTTCTTCATACTGCTCATCACGCCGTTTGCGGCTCTCTTTGTCACGTTCGATCAGCTCACACAGGTTGTGGCCGATTAGCGATAGTTCATGCTCAGGTAGCGTCTCAGCAAGGTTGCCATAGAACTCATCTTCACCGATGCTTGGCGAATCATCAATGGTGACAATAGCACCGCCATCTTCAGTGTCACGAACCGATGTGTCCTCTTCATCGAACCCCATCATTTCGCCGAGCTGTTCTTCCTGATCTTCTTGTTCATTCGCCATGGTGATCTCTACATTGCATACGGATTAGTGTGTACTCTCGGCTTTCTCGGCTCGTCTTCCTTCATTGGCACTGTAGTCGATAGCATGTGCTTATCGCTAATCAACCGAATTGCCTGAGTTGCCGAATCCATCAAATCATCATGCTTGATGGACTTCTCACCAGTGAAGCTGCATAGCTGACTTATCAGCGGCTCGGCCCAAGTCTTTGGCTGCCCTGCACGTTTCTCGGATTCTACAACCCAAACGAAGCCATGTAAAAACAAATGAGACACAGCGTGAAGTCGAGATAGCTTATCTGCACGGCCCGGATTGTAGGGATACGCAAGAATGTTTTCTCGAGCTAGTGTTTGTCGCAAACTGATGCCTGATCCTTTGTCTTCGATTAAGCACAGATCGGGCTTTCGACCTACAAGGTACGATGATTTCGGCCCAACAAGCGGCTTGATGACTGGCACTTGGTCACCATCGCCATATTGCACCTTCATCTCTTGCTTGACACGGTCAATCAGATCAGGTAAACCAAGACGCTCTTGCCAGCAGTCAAGTAGAAGGATGGCAGGCTTTTTCTCGTGGCGGAACAAACCCCATACACTGCACGCCGAATAATCTGGATCGCCCTTTTTCTTGTCACGAGTCTCCTCCGTGAATGCTGTATCGAGCGACATGACAATGTATTCGAGCTGAGGCAACGGCTTGTTGGCAGGCCACAGTCGAATCCAGTCTCGCTTGATAATGCCAGACTCTTCGGGGTCTAGAATCTCCGCATGAATCTCTTGGCGGCCGATTTTAGTGCCTTCGTATTGCAGAATCTGCTTCTGAAATGATG